ATCGCCATTGACGAAAACGGCGCGCGTCAATTCATCCAGGGAATCCATGGCGGCCAAATATTCGGGCGGCAATGATGGATTGTCCAACATCAACGCTCGTTTGTAAAAATATCCATCCGGCAATTGGCCGTTCATTGCCGGTTCATGGAATGTGGTTTTGGTCCATGTCTGCGACGGGTTACATGTGGCCATAATCAAACGCGGCGGTTGATTTGGAATGATATGACGACCAACGCGCAATTTGCATTTTTCGAATGTCTTTTTTTGTAGTTCTTGCGCTTCTTCTAACAGGAAAAAATTCGTTTCCAATCCATCGAACCGGGTCAAATTTTTATCCATGACAAAGTTTTCCGGGAAAAACTCCAGGGTCGAACCATTGGTGAACGTGACGATGTGGTCGGTTTGGTGATATGACCGGATGAATGGTTTGGGGCAAAGTTTGAAAAACGTTGGAATGGTTGTCCGCTTCAATGTCGGCAATGATTCGCGGATGACGTGTGATTTCGAATTCGGGAAAATCTTCGCCAACAATATCAATGTGGCCAATGAAACATACGATTTTCCGCCGCCGGCGGCGCCTCCGTAAAGCAAATATTCAAATTGGCCGGAAAACACGGCCTCCATGAATTCCAATTGTTTTTGATGTGGTTCAAACACTACCATTGGCGACCATGAATTCATCAAACACGTCGATTGAACAATCCAAATGAAAATTTTGACCGGTTATCAATCGAACATAGGTTGTTCCGGGTTCATCTTCATTCCAGGCATAAACGGTGTCAATGTCGAACCGGACCGGAACGGATTCCGTTGGCCTTTCAATTCCAATGGATTCATAATCAACGGCGTCATTGATTTGGAAAAATCCATTGGCGAAAACAAATCGCCCAACCAATCGCATCATGACGGATTCATTTTTTGTGTTGTTTTCTGCCAACGTTCGATGGCGTTTGCGTTCCGCTCGAAATATCGGTCAATGATGGCCCATTCGTCGCGCGATTGAACGGATTGTTGGGTGAACCCTTCGGTCAATATTTGGTGATTGACTGAATGTAATTTGTTCCTAACCCAACGATGCGCCGAACGGACGTCGCCCAAATCGTCAATGACGGATTGGATGACCATTTGGATTTCCTGTTCACTCAATTGAACAACGAATTGTTTTTGTGGTTGGTCTTTGTTCATGTGAATTCAATTGTTTGGTTTCCAATTTTGAACACCTGTGGTTCACCGGTCATTTCAACTTGAATGTTTTCGTTCCAATTCGCCGGGTCGGCGTTCTTCAATGTGAAAATGACGGCGGTCGATGACGGCGCAATGTATCGTTTTTTGGTTTTCACCTGGCGTCCGGCCAAATCACCCGTTTTGCCGTACAATTCAACCGTTTCCGTTTCTTCGACGTAAAATCCAACAACCAGGCGTTCCAACGCGTCAACGGCCTTTTCTCGCAAACGTTCCTTTCCGTTTTTGGAATGGGTTTGTTTGGCTCTTTTGTAACGTTCCGCAATTTGCGAATCCTGGTCAACCCAATTTTTGAGGGTGCGCGATGAAATGCCATTGGATTCACAACACGATTCAATCGTCACGTTGGCGGATTCATACGCCAAACATATTTGTTCGCACAATTCCCGTTTTTCGTCAATCGTCCTTTCGGCGGCGCTCGGTTTTCGGGGTGTTGGTTTTTTCTTTTTGTCTGCCATCGGTTTTTGGTACGATGGCGAACCACTTTTTGTTTTTTTCATGTCGCCAATTTTTCGGCCATTGGTTCGGCCCGGTGTTGTTGTTGGCGATGTGGTTTGTGGTTTATTCTGTTTGAATCACGGGTTCGGATTTGCCGGTGACATAATTGATGAACGCCCGGCGGTCCGGTTTCATCAAATGTGGCGATTTTTCCCAATGGTCGCAAAACTGAATCCAAATGGCGTTGAAACGTTTGGCCAAATACGATTCGGTTTCGGCCGTTTCGGTGTATTTGTGGAATGTGTTGACAACCGTCCAAAATTCATGATGGATTTTTGATTGTTCACGTCCGGCGGCGCGTCGAATTTGTCGATTCATGTTTTCAAATTTATGGCAAATCGTCGTTGAAATAATACATCATGTCAATCATTGCCATGGCTCCGGTCAACATTTCATTCAGACAATCAACGCGGACAATGAACATGTCGATTCCGGTTGTTTCGTCATCGACCAATTGAGCGATGGCCTTTTGATGGATTTCAATGATGGATTGTTGGCGTTCAAATTTGGTCATTGGTCGAATAGGGTTAAAACGTTCGATTTGGTTTTTTTTTCGGCGTCAATTTTATCTAACAGGTCAATGACCTGGTCTTTGTGGAAATAAAATTGGCCGCCGTTGACAATCCGTTGTTTCAATTGTTCAATGGTCATGATTGGATGACGGATTTGATTTCATAATTGTAAAAATACGGAGACAACCATTGTGGTTTGTCAACCTTCAATTCAACGTATGAATGGCCAATTGTTGGTCCATTGATTACGGTCGCCGGTCCGCTTGCAGTTTCAACGCGGTCGCCGGACTTGAGTTTCCAAAATGTTTGGATGTCGATGTGTTCCATGGGTATTTTTTTAATTTTTCCGGATTCAAAAATCAAATATCGCATTATTGAAAAATGGTTTGTTGGTTTTTGTTTTCCATCAAATGAACATGGTTTTCGGCGACTTCGCGGATGTGTCGGATGGCGGATTCCCTGGCCTTCAATGATTCAATCCATTCATTGATTTCGGCGATTGTTTCGGCGGTATAATATCCGCGCGATGTAGCAATCAAACCGGGAACCAAGTTGTGGACGCGAATAAATTGAATCATTTTCCGAATCCGGGTGTCTTTGAGTTTCACTCCGAATGCTTCATTGATTTTGGCAATCATGGTGTCGGCGGTGACGATGTGTTCGATTCCGCGTTTCATTTTGAACCGGTCAACCATCATTGGAATCAACCGGTGTTCGGTTGGTGTCAAATCAATGGTGAATTCTTCGAAATTTTTTATCATGTTGTTGTTGTGGTTTGTGGTTTAGTTCATTTTGATTTTGCGGTCGATTTCCGCAATCATGGAATCGGTTTTTTTCAGACGTTCCCATTTGGCCGCGTTGAATCGTTTACGGATGGCGCTGACCATGGTCATGGATGCGCCGGCGGTTCCGGAAAACACCCAAATCATTTTAAGCAAATAAATAATGGTTGAAACGATTCCGATGGCAATAATTCCAACTAAAAACATGGGCGCAACCCAAATGACGGCGATTTTTTCAATTGTTTTCATAATACTTCAAAAATAGGTCAACGGATTGTTCAATGTTCATGTCTGAATCGGTGATGAACCGGGCGAATTCTGCCAACATTCGATGTTCGGCGGCCAACAATTGAGTTTTGTTTTCTGCCATCCATTTGGCAAATTCCGGATGGAATTGGAATCGTTCAAAAACGGTTTTGATTGGTGTTGTCATTCTTCACCCTCCATTTGATATTTCATCCTGTCGGTTTTTCCATAAATGACCAATTCGTCAAAATCGGTTTGGTCAATCCATGCGCGGAATGGTTCATGGCGGTCAAAATTAGCGTTCATCCGCTTCAAATCACTTTCGGATTTGAGAATTGCGGTGAATGCCTCCAATTCGGCCAAATGATGTTGACGGGTTCCGTCCATCAATTCCATTTTGACAACTTCATGGTCCATTTTGTGAACCATGACCAAAATTTCGGATGTGTTGGTGACTGAAATGATTCGGGTTTGATATCCGGTTTCGATTGTGGCCAAAAATTCATCCAACTCCGATTCCGTCAAATTCATCATGATGGAAACGAAACGGGGTTGTTGGTTGGCATTGATTAAACGGTCGGTGAATTGTTCGGCGACTTTGAACGATGGCAAATGTTGTTCGATTTCGATTCGCCAAAATTGTTTTTTCTGATTCATGTTGTTGTTGTGTTTGGTTTGCAAATATGGCCAACGGCCCGGAATGACCGTTGGTTTTTGTTTACGGGTTTTGAACAATTATTTGTCAAAACGGCAAATCGTCGTCAACGGGCGCCAAACTTTCATTTGATTGGGAACCGGCATTGGATGAAGCGAATGATTGATTTGCCGCGCCTGTATTGGCTCCGGTTGTTTGACGGTCATTTGATTGGCCATCGGATTTGGACAACAATTCCACATGTTCGGCGACGACGTTTGTGAATCGTTTTTTGTTTCCGTCCTGGTCGGTCCGCTCGTTGATGTTCAACCGGCCTTCGACCATGATTTTGGTTCCTTTGTGAATCCATTTTTCCGCGAAATCCGCGTTTTGGCCCCAATGGACGATGTCAATCCATGTGGTTTTGTCGGTCCATTCGCCATCGACGCGCGTTCGTTCTTTGACTGCGATGGAATAGTTCACGCCCGTTCCGTTAGACGTTCTTTTTGGTTCTTGGCCAACATGGCCGGTGAAAAAAACTTTGTTCATTTTACAATTTCGATTTTTGGTGTTTGAATGATGGACGGTTGAACAATCATTTTGTTTTCGGTCAACCATTGTTCGAATGACCAACCCAATGGATGGATGGCGCGTTCGGATTGTTCACCCTGGTCATTGGTTGTTGATTCAATGGAACATTCGCGGATGTATTCCCTTTTGAGTAGAAACAAAATCGCGGTTCCCGGATTGATTGGTTTATTCATATTGTTGATTTTTAATGTTTTCAACTACGGAACGAAAATCCGTGTTTTGGCGTTTGAATGTTTGGAAAAAATGGTCCATGGTCAATTCGTAACAACGGCGACGGGTCATGTCTGACAACGTTTGGTTTTGTCTGAATGCCAATTCACCCATTTCGAGCGATTCGCGCAATGAATGGACAATTTTTGCCCGTTCGCGCGATTCCGGTTTTTCATTTTGGATTTCAAAGTTGATTTGCGTTTTCGCCGAAAACATGATTCGGTTTTTGTCGTCAACATTCAGAACAAAACCCAATTGTTCCATGGTGCGGAAAACGTGTTCGATGCCTGTGACGGATGGCCAATGGATGGATTTTCCGGCGGCGAAATCGTCCCAACGTTTCAACAAACATTCGTCAACAAAGCCCCAAAAAATCATTTTTTTTTCGTCATCCGACGGTTCGGGTTTGGTTGTCATTTCGTGAATTTTTGAATTGTATTCCGTTAATGCGGCGCCGCGTTTTTCACGGTACGCGTTGGCAACGGTGGCAAAGTAAACGGACGAAAAGTTTTGAAAATGGTTGATTTCAACATCCAATTGTCCGGCAACCGCCATCCGGAACGCCAACTTCATTTCTTCGGGCGTCATCCAGGCGAATTCCGATTCGATGAATTCCACTAAAACCATTTTTTGCAATTCGGACGGCAAATTTTCGCTTTTAAGACCAACCAACGTGAAAATGTACCTTAAAGACATTTTTATTGATTCTTGGTCCGTTAAATTGCGAATTTGGGTGTCTTTTGATGCTTCTACAATTTCGCGGCCCCTAAAACTTCGAAATTGCATCGTCGAAATTGGGTTTCGGATTTCGATTTCCAATTGATTGGTTTTTTGAATTGTTGTTGTCATTACGCTTGCGGACTTTCATCCAATTTTTGATTGTGAGAAATGTTGATTTGTATTTGGTGGCAATTGTCGGAACATTTTCCATCGCCTCCAAAATTTCGGTGATTTCAATTTTTGAAAATTCGGTCAACAATTGTTCGGCCTGGTCATCGGTCAACGGCAATTTCATTTTTGAAACCGCCGGAAAACTTTTTTGAATTTCCAAAACGAGCGGGTGTGTACATATACACTCGATAGAGTGTATATTTATATTAGAAGATGAAGATGAAGATGAAGGGGTTGGAAATGGCTTAACATGGGTGTTAACCTCCGGGTTAACCTTGGGGTTAACCTTACTTTTCAATTTCGGATTTCCGCCCAAACTACCAAACGCCCGTCTTTGCTCGCGATTTGCTTCATCGGCAACCATTCGTTTTGAAAAAAATCGACCATTTTCATCCATCTGAATGATTCCAAAAGTTGTTAGTTCATGATACACTTTTTGGAACGTTTTTGGATTCATTTTGGACAACTTTTGGATTCCATTTGCATCCAAAATGACGTCACCAAAAACCAAATATCCGGGTTCGTCGGACAAAAACATGTGGCAAAGTAAGTCCATCCAAACGCCTTTTGTCGCCGGCGAACAAAGGTTCAATTTCGGGTCGGTCAACCAATCACCAGGGTAAAATTGGAACGATGGCGACCGGTCACGGCCATTTGATTTTGGTTTGTTGTTGTTTGTCATGTGGTTCAATTTTGCAACGTATCAATCAAAGCCAAAACGCGGTCATCAACTCGTTTGCGTTTTCCGGCAATTACGTTGTGGACAAACGTCAACGAAAATTGTGGATTCTGCCGGCAAAAGTTTTGAAGGGTTCCAAACTGCGATTTCAACGCCTTTTCAACAAATATTCGTTGGTCGGTGTCAATACACCAAACACACGGCATCAATTCCGTTTCATGAATGGTTTGTTTTGCCTGGTTCAATATTGATTGGCTCCGGGGCGTTGACATGCGACCATTGATGGCCGACGTCATCACATGATATTTGATTCCGGACGCTTGGCAAAAATTACGGATTGTCTTAAATTTTCGTTTGATGGCCGTTGATACATCCAACGGGTCCACAAATTGGTTTTCAATCATTGTTTTCATTACGCTTGTATTTTGATTTTCGATTTCGATGAATTACGGCGTCGATTGTCCCAATTAGGCCAATCGTTACCAATACAAATGGAATCCATTCCATCATTTTTCAAATAAGTCAGTTTGAACGCCTCCATTGATTTGTTCCAACCTGGTCATGGCGGCGTCCATCACATCCGGGTTGGTGTTGTCGATTGTCAATTCCAAAATCATTTCGGTTGTTTCGGCCGTCATAATTTGGTCAATCAAATGTTCGGTGGAATTTTCATCGGACGAATTGGCGGCGCCCGGTGTGGGCGCCTCCAATGCTTTTTTCCGGTCCGTCATTGCGGTTTTGAACACGGGGTTTCCGTGATGCTCCGGATGTTTTTTCCAAATGTCAATCAAATCGGATTTCGATTTCGCGGCCTCAATTTGGGCAATCAACACGTCCACATTGATGACGGGTTTTTGTTCCAATGGTTGTTTGGTCGCCTGGTTGTTTGTCTGAATAGTTTCGGCCTCCATCGCGTTCAATTCTTCGGCCGTGTATGGCATTCCGCCCAATTCATCGGAAAAACAAAGTCGGAACCCTTGGGCCATGGCCACTTTTTTGGTCATCGTCACCGGTTTGTTTTTCCAAAAGTCGGTCAACGTTCCATCGCGACGGGTTCCGAAATATTCCGAAAAATGAACTTCATGGACAAAAGGAAATTGGAAATCCTTTCGGTGAATCGTAATTGTTGCAACCAATGTCGATTCCTTTGGTTTCTGAATGTTCACCGAACCGGTCGTCACAACGGACCAACCGGCCAAAAGTCCGGAACGTTCCGCGCGTTTGATGTAGGTTTCATAACCTACAATCACCGAAAATTTGTCGCCATACTTGTTGGCGTAAATTTCCCGTTTGAACGGATTCAGTCCGAACCCTTGGGCGATTTCAACGAATTGTTCAAATTCACCTTTGGTCAAATTGTTCGCCATGCCCATGGCGTTCAAATACGTTTGGAGTTTGGCCACATCAATCGTGTGGACGCGATTTTTTGCGATTTCGTTCATGTTGTTGTTGTTTTGATTTCTGCAAATATACTTCAAAAAATCACTTTGCCAATGTGATTTCAACCGTTGTTTTTGAACTTTTGATGGCCGGATTCATGACGTTGATTTCACCGGTTGTTTCATCCAACATGGACATTGGTTTGGTCAACCCTTTCAATTGGGTTTCCAATGCCTTTTGGGCCGTTTTGATGGATTCAATTTCGGCCTCCATTCCATTCCACATTGGGGTTTGACTGAAATCGTATTTGACGGCGGTTTCCTTTTGTTTGAACGTCACGCCAAAACGCGTGACGCCTGTTTTGGCCTCCGGTCCGTACAATTCCAATTCGTCAACGGCGGCGCTCCGGTACGATGTTTTGACCTGGTCAATGATTTGGGACAAAAATTCCAACCGGGCCAACGCGGTCAATGTATCAACGTGACCGTCGGTGTTCAATTGAATGAGTTTGGCGGCGAATTCGGCAACCTTTGTTTTGGTCAAATTTTCTTCGGCGTTAACCTCTGCTAAAAAATTGTCGGTGTTGTTTTGATGAATGTTGTTCATGATATTGATTTTTTTTGTGTTTGTAAAAATGATTGTTCTTGTTCTCGAATTCAGTTCATTCAATTTCAAATGATTTGTTTGATTATTTGTGAACGTAAAAAAAAAGACCGTCGTTCAATGGTTGTGAATGGCGTTTTGTAATTGAAAAACAAACCATTTTTGTTGTTTGCAACCAGGGTTCCAATTATTTCAAATCCTGAATAATTCAACAAATAAGTTTGTCCAATTTTCAATTCATCGCGTTTGAATTTGTAGTTCATTAAATGATTGATTTGGCGGCCATTTTTGCGTTTATACAATCAACAACGGATTGGCCAATTGAACCGACGTTGATTGATTTGATGAATGGAATGATTTCGGAAATCGGAAACATTTTGATGTCTGCCATCGTTATGGTTCGGCCCAATGGCAAACCGTGATTGTAATGATGAACCAAAAATTTCAATTCAAAATCCGTCAAACAATCCACAAATGAACCGAACAACATCAATTCCGTTGTATCTTCGGACCGTTGTTGTTGTCCAATGTGGTTTGGACATTTTGATACGTCGCCGGGGCCATTCGCCCCGGCGTTTGTTTTGCGCGTGTTTTTCATGCCATGAATGTTTGGATTCGACAAATATTTTCGATTTGGCGGAATGCTGAATCCATCGAATTGAATTCCATTGAACAATACAATTGAAATTGTTGTCCGGTCCTTTGAATAATGAACATTCGGTTTTCAAATTGCCAAAACTCCATGTGAACGTCATCATTGATGGCAACCAGGCGCGCACCCAATTGATACAATTTCCCTTTGACGCGGTCGATGTTGGCGATATCGTTTTCCTGAATCCGGGAAAACGTTTTTTCGGCGGTCAACTCAATTCGGACATCGTCCAAAATATTTCCGGCGGCCATGACCATGAATTCACCGGTGGCGTTTTCGTCTGCCAACCACAAATTGAATCCGTCATCGTAAAAATGACAATCGTTGATGTTGTGGGCGTCCATGTGTTCGCGGAAATGCGACATGGCGGTTTTGGGTTCGCTGAATTCCAATGTGCGGAATCCGCCGCCATTCTTCATGTTATAAATTGTGATTTTGAACATTTGATTTTGATTTTTGATTTTTGTTGTTGTGAATGCGCGTTGACAGGTCGCGCCCCCTGGTTTTTTTCACTTTGATTTATTCGTTTTGATTATCATTTTGACAACCATTTTTTCAAGTTGGTCAATCACTTTGACCGGAATATTTGAACCGTTTTTTGCGGTCCATTGTAACGGTGCGGACAAACCGTTCAAAATTGCGATTCGTTGACCTTTATACATTACGTCAAAAAAACCGGCGTACATTGACGGGACGCGGATAAATTTGAATGTGTTGTTGTCACTTACGAATTCGGGGTTGATTGATAAATTTTTCATTTTGTTGTTGTTTTGTGTTGGCAAATATACACGCGTTTTTCATTTCCACAAATATTTTTGAAAAAAGTTTTTCAACATGGGTTTGTTGGGCAAAAAAAAACCGGGCCATCGCCCGGTTGATTTTTATTTTTCTTCAATCAAAAATTGTCTGCCAACTTTCTTCGCGCATTCCGAACCAATCGGAAAACAACCCTGTGATTCCAGGTTCCGAAATTGCAATTCCGTTTCGTCGATGTCGGCCGGAATCAAATACCCTTCGACCGTGTAATGAACGAAAGTTTTTTGGGCGGTTCGTTTTCCGCAAACGAAACATGTGTCGGAATGTTCGCCCAAACGTTCGACGGTGTCTTCATACTTTGACGAACGGATTGATTCCAGGTTGATGACTTCGATTCCGTTGTGGTTGATTGTATTTTTCATGTGGTTGTTGTTTTTGTGGCGTTTGCCTGGTTGATGTTGTAATGAATGCGCGTTGACCGGTCGCGCCCCCGGTTTAATTATTTTTTTGTTGATTTGCGACGGGCCAATTCCATTGAACAATATGAAATTTCGTCCGCATAATATCCGGCCTTTGCTCCGAATGGCATTGCGTTAATTGCTTCCTGGCAATCTTTGATAATGTAGCGCAATGATTCTTCAGTCAATGTTTTGACTTTCTTCATGTATTCGGTGTGATTGATTTGTGTCATGGCGTTGTTGTTTTGTGGGACAAATATACATGAACTTTTGGTTTCAACAAATATTTTTGAAAATATTTTTTGACGCAATAAAAAACCCGGACGTTTCCGGGTCTTTGACGAGTAAACCAAAACTAAACAATATATAACACAAACAACGGATTGACTATCCGTTCACAATCGGTTCCAATATCGAAACGGCCACATGTGCAATCGCGGCGGATGGCAATATCAACCACCATGTCAATCCGGTGTTCAATGCGACCAACGCGTAAATTCCAAACGCAACCCATGTATTCATACAATACAAACAACCACCCATTGGTTTATAAAAAAACTTCAATGGATTTTTCGGGTGATTGACAACCCGTTCCAAAAACCATGTCCAAAATCCGAAGATTTGGCCCGGCTGAATGATGAAATCAATGAAAATCGTCATGGCTCCGGCGCCAACACCAATCAATCCGGCCAACATCACCGATTTGAACATGTCGCCATGTTCGGTGAAAATCGCCATTCCCAAACCAACCATGATTCCCATTCCGAACCCGGTCAATTCATTCAATATTTTTCGAATTTTTTCCATCAACAAACCGGTGAAATTCCGTCAACGGTCCATGAACATGCCCCGTCGGATGTGGTGAAATAATAAAATCCGGGCATGACATCACGAACACATTCCGGTGTTTTGATTTTGATTGTGGTTGTTGCATTCTCGTTGAACGTCATTGGCAATGTCACGGCGTCATCCGCGTCAAACTCGACAACGATTTCCGTAAACGTCCCATTTGCGCCCCAAATTTCAAAAATGTATTCGCCTTCGCATGGCGCTTGAAAACCAAAATCAATGGTTTGATTTGGTGCGAAACAACCAATGTGTTTTGAACATCCGCAATTCATGTGATATCAATTTGCATCAAAGATAATCAACACGCCGGACCGTCACATGGATTCTCACAATAATTTTCCAACGCCAAATCGCGGTCGCCGGTCAAATCAAAGTCAAACGCGACAATCGTCAAATTTTTATCGAACGGACGGCCTTTTTTGCCTGGTGATTCATCAATGACAACCGAAACGGGGTCAATGGTCGATTCAACCGGTACAATTGAAACGTTGGCAAATGTGGCGGTCGATGGCAAATTTGCGTTCATGACGGCCGCCCGTAAACGTTCTTCCAATTTCCATGGTTCGGCGCCGCGTAAACAGGCAACAACGCGCAATTGGTATCGGATTTGGAAAAATGATTGGAATGAAGCGAATTTTTTGTCCGTTGATGGCGATTGATATTCAATCCGGCCATCGTTCCTGAATCGGATATAAAACCAGGCGGAATCCTGGTCATGGATTCCGGCGAATTGATATTCATTCGAATTGGTGTCGCGAACCAATACACGGCCGTCGTCATCAATTTTCGCCAAATAAACCGATTTTTTGATTTCCGGAATTCTGCCATGTATGGCGTCCGCAATCGTACAAATCAAATGTTCCATTTATCAAAAATAAGACAACACGCGTTCGGAAATCAAATCGTTCAAATAATTTTCGACGTCCTGTCGTTCTCCGGCGGTTGGAATGAATATCGGTTTTTTGCGCCGTGATTCTTGTCCCTTTGCTTTTACATAATCGGTTGAATTGGTAATTGCCAAAAAAACATCGTCACCGGATTTCACAACTTGCATCGAATCGCGCAATGAACCGGTGAATTCCAAATCGACCATTCCGGTTTGTCTGCCATTCTCCGAACGTTTTTCAATCCATGATTTGGATTTGTATTTTCCAATTTTGCCGCCATTGGCGTCACCACCTTGGTTGAAAATACGTTGTTTCATTTCACCTTCCAACAATTTACCACCCAACAACAAAAGGTTTGGAACGTCGCGTTCGACATTGGCAACGGTTGTTTGAATTTTTTTGGCGAATTCTTGCGGCGTCATTTGAACATTTTATGTATTGTGAACATCGCTAAGATAAGAACAATAATGGATGGAATCAACCACAACCAACGTTTTGTTTCTTCATTGACGACAATCGTCCGGACGGTTTCGGTGTGGTAATTTTCCACGCGGACGGTGTCCGATGGACATTTGGTTTCAACAAATATCGAATCGCCCGGCAACCAATGAATCATGGTTTCAATCCTGGTTTCATGGTCGCGGATGAACACGGTGTCACGGCCATCAAACGCAACAATGGTGTCCATTCGGGCGCCGTTGATGTGAATCACGGTGTCTTTGACCATGGTTGTGGTCCATTCCTTTTCAATCCAACATGGATATTTTGAAACGTGACGTTGGCATGATGTCGCCATGACTGCGACAATTGCAATTCCAAAAATTGTTTTTTTCATTGTTTGGCCTCCAAATATTCGTTTTTGTAGTTGTCGATTTTGTCCGTTATCATTCGGGCAAATCCTTTTTTTATCCAACCCAACAACGCCAAATTTTTCACCAATGACATCAAATTGACAATCACAATTGGCACGAAAACGGCTTCATTCAGCCAAAACAATACATCCGCCCCTTTGCTCAAATTGGTGGCAAACATCAACAACGCTGTATGTGATAACAGGGTCCAAAAGATTCGGAGTGCAATCCGGGTGTCAAAACGATTGTGTTTGAACGCCAAATAAGTCGCCGACAAATGGTCGGCGGCAATCAATCCAACCAGGGTGAAATAAGAAATTGACGGGTCGAATATCCAATCCGCCACAAACGCGGAAATGGCGCCGGCGGTGATTCCGCCGAAAATTGTAAAAATGACCATTGGCGATTTCATTTTTTATTTGTACATGTTCCGGGTGGCCGTTCATGTACGTCGCCAATCGTTCGTTTGTTACATGACGAACATCAATATTTGGGACGCGGACGCGATGTTGTCGGTCTGCTAACCGGGCGCGAAGGGCGCGAAGGTTTGTTGCAATTACATTTCATCGTCGAAAGTTTTTTCAATTAGTTCATGGCCATTCGTTCCATCAAATCCGGTGTACCATTCAACGGCGTTCAATACCAAATCGGTCATGGTGATGTTGTGTTTTGCGGCGTATTGCTCAAAAAACAATTTGTGTTGTTTTTGCAATCGAATGTTGATGATTTTGTTTCGGGGTTTGGAAACGCGAACAAATCCGCGAACGCCTTTGACGCTGCGTTTTTCCTTTTCGGTCAACTTCGATTTGATGGAAATATTTGGTTTCATTGTCATGGCATTCCGTAAACATAACGCGATTGGTTGCAAATGACGCAAATGTCATCCATTCGGTTGAATAATTCCGGCAATTGTTGAATCGCCGTTTTCATTTGGGCGTCATATTGCGCCGTCCAATTCTCCAAACAAAAATTCCAGGTGTCGGAATCCAACAAAGTGATTGAATTCAACCGGTCGGTTGTCAATGCCTCTTTTGCGATTTCCATTCCGGCCCGGTACAATATCGGAAAACGTAATTTTTGCGCCAATACACAACCAATTTCATCAACCGAACATTCGGCGGCGGCCCCTACAATCAAACCAAATGACGTTCCGGTTGTTGTGGTTCCTGACCAACCATTGGCAATCAAAAATTCGCTTTTTTTAGTCGAACATTTACAACCTCCCTTGACTTTCGTTTTGTTGGTGTCAATGACCGTGTTGTCCATGGTCACGAACACTTCATCCGTTTGCGATAAATAATTGGGAAAAATTTCCGCGTCACCATATTGGTCCGTTGTGAACATGAATGTTGCCATGTTCAATCCGTCGGCGATTTGAATATTGTTCGAATAATTTGGTTGCTGTATTTTGATTTTCACCGATTGAACCCGGATTCGCAACATACGCGAATCACGGGTGTTGATACGGACGCCCCGGTCCAATGGCGCCGGTGTGTTCCATGCGTTGTCCCATTCTCCAACCTTCAATTCGTCAACCAATGAATTCATCCGAAAATGTGGCATGGCAAAACGGGCCATTTCATCCAAAATCAATTGGGTGGCAAAATTGATTTTTGATTCGAGCAATTGAACGCCGGATGAAAATCCGGAATCCGCCATGTCGGCCGCGCGACGAATATTGATTCCCTCCAAATCGTCAATGTACAATCCGGATTTGGGCGTTGTCTGCGATACACAACGAATTCCAATAAAATTGTCAAAACATGTCGCCATATCCAAAAGGGTCTTTTTTGTAAATATTTTTTTCCGGTATCCATAAAGATTCCAAATAATTTGGAACCCAAAATGACGGACATCCTTTGTTGTCAAATTGGTTGTGTCCGGCAATTAAAACGTCGGGTTGATACCTTAAAACTTCGTCAATGATGGCGGCCAATGTTTGTGATTGTGCATCGTTCAACGTGTTTTTCACCCTGGTTCCCTCTTTATTCAATCCGCCGACATAAACAACATGTCGTGAAATTCCGTTGAATCCTTTGACGCCATTTGTGATTTCCGCGTCATCAATCCATTTGTCGCCATTGTGTTTGACGAATGTTCGACGACTTCCATCCAACAAAATCATGTCCGAATATCCAACCTTTCGCCATCCGCGTCCATGTGGCGGCGGTGACGTATGCCAACGGACGATGTCATCCGGGGTCACGTTTTGTCCTTCCCTGGTCGCCGTGCAATGAATAATCAAATATTTGAATGGTTGTTTCATTGGTCATCATTGTTTGGCTCCAATGGTTCAACGGGTTCAATGTCTTCGGTTTCTTTTGTTTTTTTGTTCTTCAGTCCAAAAAAATAAACGGCAAATTTTTGATTTTCGATGACATCCGATGTCAAACTATCATGTTGGTTTTTCACGCGTTCAATGGCCGTCATGATTTGACGGTCATGTTTGCGGCGAAACATTCCGGATGTAATTGTAAAAATCACACCTTCATTTTTATTGATTGCCTTAATCCATGACGGTTTGGAATATTGGCATTTTGCTACCGATTCCATTCGCTTCATTCGTTCCACATGGATTTCCGATGTTGAAACAACGAAAACATCATGTGGCCAAATGGATTTGTATAAAGTAACAACGGCGGATTCAATCATGTCCGGAGTTGTATCTAATTTATCGCGGTGATATATCATAACTATCGAAAATTTGTTCCACGGCCCGGTCCGCCTTTTGGACGTGTGGCCCGTGAAATTTGGTTGATTGCGTTTTTGGTTGTTTGGGCGAATCCTGGTTGTCCATTGAACAATCGACAATCGCCGGTTGGACAATCAACAACGGTCTTTTTTCCCGAAACATCATTTCCGCCGGATGGCGGCGCCGGCGCTTCGACTGCCGTCCCCGTGATTGGAATGACAAATTGTTGACATTCAATGTCAACGTAAATATTGCAAGATATTGGACCAATGGTCCCTGGTTGCCATGTAATTTGAACGCTTTGGAATTCATCCAAACACAATTTCGCGGTTGATTCCGGCGAAATAATAAAGTCGGTACAATCCGTTGAAATTAAGTAATTGTAGCAACAAACCGTTGGATTGGTCATGGTGATGTTCACCGGGTTAATTGTGTTCAAATTAACGGTCCCAAAATCAATTGAAGCGGTGTCAACCGTTGTTGACATGTCAATGGCCTCAAAATCGAAATTGAATATTTGGACGGTTGTTCCATCAATCAACGATTCAACAACCAATGTGTCGGTGTCTGCGACACTTCCGGCGCAATATTCACCCGCCAATTGAAATGATTGACCTGGTCCAACATTAAATGGTGGACTAACAATGTCTCCGGCATAATTTATTTGAAATGATTGAATAGCGAACAATCCGTTGTTGAATACAACAATGAAATCGGAAATTTCAATGTCCGATTCTTCAGTATTTGTTACAATACATTGAAAGTTGCAACAACAACCGCCATACATTTGGTTTGTTCCGCTCCCTTGCGGAATCAAACAATTGTCAATCGTCAACGCCATTTCATTTCAATTTTTTCAAAGTTAGAAAAAAAAGACCAACCAACGAACGTCGGTCGGCCTTTTTTATGACTCAACATTGGATTGGCTTATAAACCATCCAAATTCACGGCCACGCCACATGGCATGGTCACGGC